TCCCCTGATCATCCCGTCGATGACGGCCCAACGGTCGTTGGATGTCCGCAAGGCTTCGTAGTCCCGCTTGCTGACGCCCCTGATACCGGCGCCGACCAGCGCCTGGTATTCGTCAGGGAAGACCTTCGCCATGCGCGACAGGCGGGAGGCATCGGAGCGCGACTCACCGGCCGCGGCCCAGGCGTTGTTCTCCTGCCAGTCATGCAGGCGCAGCCCGCCTTCGTCCTCGTCCAGAAAGCCGACGCTCTTCAGCGTGGGCACGAGCGTGCCTTCCTCGCCGCACCAGTCCGCGGCCAGCTCGATGTCCTCGTCTTCCATGCCGGACAAATCGCCGTCAGGACGCACCCGCGCCGCATAGGCCCAAAGCTGGAGCAGCGCCACGACGCCCTCGTAGCCCAGACGCCTCCTGAGCTTCTTGGTCTTGTGGTGGGCGAAAAAATCGACGGATACGCGAAAATCGGAGTTCATCCTCACTTCCCCCAGCGCCATCTGGCGTAGCTCTCGAAGCCGTCGAACAGCTTGCGCACCGCCGGCGGGCATTCGGATTCCAGCACCCAGGTCTCGGCAAAGCTGACCTCGTCCAGTTCCAGCACCTCTCCCGTACCCGGCAGGATGATCTGCCATCTGTGCCGGGGCAGCGGCGCCGCGTAGGCGCGCTGGTACGGCATGGTCACCGTGATGGCCCTCTGGGCCCTCATGGGCAGTTCTTTCTTCATCGTGCCTCCCGTACATGGAAACGGCGCTTCTCCCGCCGCTTCCGGCTCTGTGATTTCTGGATGCGCCGCTTGGGGTTGCGGCGCGGCGTGCGCCATGCCGTGATGACCATGCCGTCACGGCTCACCACCACCCGCAGGCGGCCCCGGGCCCAGGTGCCCGTGCCCTCCCCTTCCGCCACCAGCACGCCCTGCTCCAGGGTCTGCTCCACATGCAGCGCCGTGATGCCCCTCTCCAGGCACCGCCGCACGGCATGGCCGGAAAAACAGCGGATGGCTCGTGTCGTACAGGTATCCGTCATGTATTACGTCTCGTCCTTTTGTGTTGCAGACCTGTCTCGCCCGCTGTCGTATCCTTCCAGCATGCCGGGGTTGCATTCGAGGATGGCCAGATACGTCTCCAGCGCCTTCACGATGACACCGGAGCGCGTCACCTCGTTACCGGTGGCGGCGATCACGTCGAACAGGCGGTCGTACAGCGGCTGTGGCAGCCGCAGGGAAAAGGATTCGCTGCGGGGCATGTGTTCCCTCTCGGCCACAGCAAAGCGCTCACAGGGCCGCCTTGGCGGATGGCGACGGGCTCGCGGCGGGGTCAGGCGGCCAGAGGTCGGGACGTAGTTCGGAGCGCGGAATGCCCAGCAGGAGTTCGTATTTGATGGCCTGGACGGCGGAAATACCGCGAGTACCCCGCACATGTTGTGCAATGGTTACATAGGGAATTCCTGACATCCGACTGGCATCGGCAATACGCAAGCCTCGTTTTCGAAGAATATCGTTCAGTGGAGTGCTCATGTGATAATTATATTCAATTGAACATAAAATGAAAACAGAAATTTTTTCTGTCGAGAATTTGCCAAAACTCCTCATTTTTCGCAGGATGATTCATATGAAAAACCTTGTTGAAAGAGCACGCGATATCCTCCAGGAGTATGTGGACAAAGAACACCAGGGCGTGAAGAGCCGGGCCGCATCGGCGCTTGGCCTATCAAATATTACGCTCGGTCAATGGCTGAATGGGACCCGTATTCCTAATTTGGAAGCTCTGTCGCCGGTATTTGGTAAGCTGGGCGTGACTTTTTCTCTGCCCTCACAGGAGCCGGATAGGGACGTGTGCTTTGTGAACGCGCGTATTGTCCCGGCCGGAGAAAGAGTCAGCCCGCCGCAGGCCGAGGACTACATAGCCGCCCCCCTCGTGGGCGAGGTGGGAGCTGGTCCGGGTTATGTACCGCAGAACGAGGTCCAATCATGGTTCCTCGCCTACAAAAACCATCCGGCCGTGCGCCTGCGCCGCAACCTGCTAGCCGTGGAAATTGGCCGTGAATCCGACAGCATGCAGCCCACCCTTAATCCCGGTGATATCGTGTTGGTGGATCGAGACGATCGCAACGTGCAGCACCCAGGCCACATGATGCTTGTGCGTGATCCAGACGGAAACGGCATGATCAAACGTGTCAGCGTCGAGGATCAGCCCGGCGGCGACAGCCGCATCACCTTTTACTCGGACAACGCCGCCCGCCATGCACCGCTTGTTTTTTCCCTCCGTGAGGACTTTCTGGGCGACTGGGAACGCGCTATCGTGGGCCGCGTCATCTGGGCATGGAGCGACGTGCGGGGGAAGTAGGGAGGGGAAATGAAAGAATTCAACTACGCTCCGCCACAGAGCGCAGCGGAGACGGACCCAAACGCTGCATTGCAGGCACAGCTCGATCAGGCGACCGCAAAGATCGCGGAGCTGAAGGCCGAAATGGAAAAGTTCGAGAAGGAACTCTTTCACACGACCCAAAGTGTTCTGAGTGCGATAAACCAGCAACAGCGAAAAGCCTCGCAGCAAGCTGCTGCGGACTATGCCCAGGCAAAGCAGAGCATGCTTGAGGAGCTCACTACGGCTCAAAAAAAAGCTTTTATACAACTGGAAGAGGCAAACAGCAGATTCGAGGCGGCAAAAAACACATTCGATACCGAGCTGACGACATGGAAGACACAGTCGTCTGAACTATTGCAAAATACGGAACAGATATTCTCTTCCCAAGCAGATAAACAGGAAAAAGCTTACTCCGCACTCCATGAAAAGCTCTCTTCCCTGCTTCCTGAAGCTAGTGCCGTTGGTATCGCAACAGCCTTTGCTAAGGAAAAAAAAGACAGGGAAAAGGCTATGATAACGAATCTTTACACATCATACGTTTGTATATTGACTATTTTTTCAATCGCACTCCTGTATTATATTGATAATAAAAATATCATTGCTTCTTTCTTTCGTATATCAACAGGAGAGACTAATTATTTTGCCTGCCTAGTATCCTTTATCAAACTCCTTACACTAGAAGCACCTCTTTGTTGGCTGGCCACTTTTATGGCTAAAAAGGCGCATCAGCATCAACGCATCTATGAAGAGTATGCGCACAAGTATACAGCCGCCATGACCTATGTGGGACTGTGCAAGGAAACAAGGGACTATCCCAATCTTTATGGCAAAGATGCGATAAGCACCCTCACCAACGGGTTCCGCGACGCGGTCTTTTTCAATCCAAGCGCCGCGATAGACAAAAAAGTGGAGATGGATAGCCCCATGGCGCTCGTCGACAGGCTGATTGAAAAAGTGGGACAGCCGGTAGCGGAAGCCATCGTCAGCAGCAAGAAGCAGCGTTGACAGGCCTCTGCTAGAGCCCTCTGGGCTGGTGCGACTGTGGGGAATGGCCGGAACAGTTCAAATCATATGGAGGATGCCGTGCCTGTGATCTATTATCATGTAACCCAGCCTCTCCTTGCTGCTGGAAGTATCATAGAAAATGGGAATTTTGGCAGAATACTAGACAAATATGCTCCTGGGTTTGGGGATGTTGTCACGCTCTACAGAGAGGAAGTCCTGGAAGCTATTCGTAAAGAGCAATTCCCAGACAAGCCGAGCCGCTTCCACTCCATATTTTTGCTCGATACCCTTGAAAATGCAGTTTGTTACAGAGACCATAACGCACAGCACCAGAATATATACACGGTAGAGATCGTCGATACGGACAAGGCGATTCATAAAGGTTTTTGGTGCCCACCTTTCCCTATCGGGAATTATCGTCATTATTGCTTTGAGTACGCAAAAAGATATTGGAATGGGGAAATAGAGCGCATCAGTATCCGTAAAAATAACGGTAAATGTACCTCTGTCATGCCTGTCGAACTCATTATTGAGTCTCCTGTGAAAGTACTTGAACGGATTTTGACGTAGGTTTCCTGCACTCCTTTTTGTCTGCGCAATGCGGACAAAGGATATCATTTTTTACAGGTAAGACACACATATCTTCCTTTCGGGCCGTATAGCTCGAAGAAGCAACATTCTCGCCTTCCCCTAGCGATGTCGTGTTGTCTTTCTGATCCATCCCTCTACACCTCCACGCCCCTCCTCGTGAGGGGCTTTTTCATGCCTGCCGCGAGGACATCCCGTGTGGTGGATTTTTTATAGTCTAAATATGTTCAATTGAAAATATTTTATCTTTGACTTTTCTATTCAATCGAATAATACTAACCTCACGCACACCGGGAAAGGCCGGGAACGCGGGCCACGGCCCAGAGTACCACAAGCCTTCCCCGGTGGACGTTTCCCACAAGTACCGAGCTCGGCAAGCCGCAAGCCTTTGGGAGCGGGAAAGCACGCGACGGCAGGGAAGGGGAAACGAGGTTGGCCCGGGAGAAGGGGCCCCCGCAAGAATGGCCGTGTGCGACACGGCAGGCCGAAAGGCGGCGGGCGGTGGCGACGAGAGCGCCGCACGGGTGGACGCCAGTTGCGAGCAGCCCGTGAAACCAGGACGCTTTCTGACTTCACACCAGCCTGGAACCATCCGGGCTGGAAATGAGGCCGGAAAATGTGGACGAATCCCCGGCAAGCGGGTACTGTGGAGGCAAGGGATGGATATGAAAAAGCGAATTTTGACATACCTCCAGTTCTCACTTCAAGGAACTGGCGTTGCCGCACTGGGCACCCTGAATATCTATGAGCCCAAGGCGGAAACATTGATTTTCGGCGGGGTCTGTATCATCTGCGGGCTCATTATCGCCATCGTCAACAAGGAGGCGTGAGCATGAGCATCATGACAGCAGCGACGATTTTCGTGGTTGTGCTGACCATCGGTGGCGTAGTCTACGCCCTCTATGGCAAGTAGCTGTTCCACCTCTAACTTTTCCCAAGGCCCTCGTTCACCGGGGGCCTTTTTTGTTGCCGGTGTGGCAGGTTTCGCGCCCTGGTCCAAACGCCGTCCAAGCGCGACCGCATCCTATGCGGCATCCCTCCCCCTGATCCGGCCACGGACGGCAGGAGCTGCCTGCACGGGCATGGTCGGCGGGTTCGTCGGGGCTGGTTGTCAAAGAGCGAAGCGGTGAGGGATTGTCACCGGTTGAGGTTCGGTTCCGGGGCCCCAGCCGGTTACACCCTGTAACCAGTTGAATCCCAGCTATTGAATAATCCTCAACAACTCCCCGGATGCCCCAGTGGCTCCCGGGTGGTGAGCTCTGAGCGAAAGGCCCAAGCTGCCCCTTACCCATTGAGGGGCCGCTGTGACCTTCCGGCGAAGTGGTCCCGGTATGGAGCCGCTCGTCGCTTTCGGCCCCTGCCCTCACTGCATCATGGGGCAGGTCAGGAGCTTTCCGGCTGATGCGCCGCCTTCCCCGCGTCTTCTCCTGTCTCGCTGCTGCGCTTCGGGCATGGGGTCGTGGTTCCCGGTAGGATGCGGACGCCACCGTATCGAGCCGTCCATCCGCAAACGCGGCCTACTTCGCAAGACCGCTCGCGCCTCCGGTACATCGGGGGAGGAAGCCGCTAGCGTGATGGGTTGACTATAGGTAGTTTTTTTCTTATCTGTCAAGGCAGAATTTTACTTATTCACTTCAAATAAGAAAAAAACTGATACAAAGGAGGCAAAAAAGGAGTGAATAACATGATGACCTTTGACGAGATGGCGCTCCTTGATGCTCTCCTTATCAAGAGGCTTCAAGAAGAGCAGGAGCGAGGTGTCAACAAGCGGACAGATCTATCCCTCGGCCAACAGGCCTTTGGATGGATGAAAAGCCCAAAGATGAAACTTCAGGCTATCAAGGGGTTCGGCGATAAAAAGCCCCAGCAGCTCCGCCTTGCTGATTGGATAAACCTTTGCGAGGCGATGGGGCTGTCATGGCAGGATGAGATACGTACAGCCCTGAAAGCCGTGGAAAAGGCGAGGAAGTAGTCATGGGGGAAAAGTTTTATGGCACTATTGAAGAGCTGAAGGCGAAGTTCGCTTCCATTCAAGGAGAATTGACTGAACAACCAGGAAAAATTTCGTTTCGCTCTCAGCGTGGTTGAATTATGAATTATTGGGCAAGCAAGGGAACAATACAATTTCAGGGCAAAGAAGATGTACGTCGTGATCTTGAAGAAATTTATCACGCTGATGCATCAACCTTGAAAAATCAACATTCGCCACAAAAAGCTCAAAACATATTCATAGTTCATGGGCATGACTCCGAGGCGAAAGATCAGCTTGAGCTTTGCTTGCATCGCATGGGACTTACTCCTTTCGCCATTATGAATAATGCAGGGAGCGGACAAACACTCATAGAAGCCCTTGAAGGTAGTATCGGAAAAGATTTTGTATCTGGATATGGTATTGTCCTGATGACACCTGACGATATGGGATATGCCCAAAAGGATGGCCCAAATGCCGTAGAGCCGAGAGCCAGGCAGAACGTTGTCCTTGAAATGGGCATGCTTTTGGCGTCCCTTACCCGTAAAAGGATGCTCGTAATCATTAAGGGGCATCTTGAACTGCCTTCAGATATTGAAGGGCTTATCAGAGTACACTACAACGCCCATATCAAAGAGATCGCTGGGAAAGTCGCACAAAATTTGCAAAATGCAGGCTTTACCATCCCAGCGGAGAAGATTGCCGCTGCCATGAATTAGCCCAGTTCGCTAAGCGCCTCAGCCCGCACTCAAGAGCCCGCCCTCACCCGGCGGGCTTTTTTCATGCCCTGAGTAAGCTTGTCTGAAAAATAAGAAAAAAACTGCTTTTTATTGTTGACATTAGTAAGTAATTTTCTTACTATGTTTTTCAACGAGAGGGGGAAAGCCCACCGGCTCCCCCGGCTCTTTGAAAACAGACGCGACGAAGGCCGCACAGGCAGCGGGGCAAGGTAGCTCCCCAGCCGTTGCCGCAGGCCGGAGCAGACACGGCGGAAGCGTGTGGACGGACGCCGTGAAAATGGTTAGAGTTTGGAAAAGGATGGAATGATGAAATTCAAAAACAGATTGAAACGCGTAGCTGATGCGCTTGAAAAACTGGGGGTGGCGGGAATCGCCGTAGCCGTTTTTCAAGGCAATACGGCTGGCTTCTGGATAGCGACTTTTTTCTTGGCTATGAGCATTTTTCTCACCAAGGAGGATTAATATGACTACCGGATGGTTCCTGTTCCTTGTGGTTGGCGTGGCTCTGTCCGCCTTCGGCCTCTACCTCTCCCGCAAGAACCCCTAACGCGCTCTCCAGCGCGAAGCTTTCAGGCCCCCGGCAACGAGGGGCCTTTTCTTTTGCCGCTCAACCAGCAAAAAGCCCCGCAGGAGCGGGGCAAGGGAGTAAGGATGAGGAATCCCTTTGTGGTGAAAAAAGGTATCTATATCGATATGGGATGTGCTGGTATCAGGAATGTGGAAGAAGGGATTTTTATCCCCACCGGATACCATACCAGCGAAAGTCTTCCCAAGTTTCAGGAAGATCTTGCGGCCTTCCTGAAAAAATGGTTTCCCAACGAAGGAGGAGATACTAAAGATTCTTTTTCAACCAGTCGAGGCAGTTAGAATCGAATCCTTTCGTCCACGCTGCCTCCCTGGAACAACGCACCACAATTAACGCATCATTGCGATCAAGGTAGGGAGCAAGTTTGTCGCGAATATCTGAGGCGGGGCCGGGATGGGCCACAATCCAGGTAGAGTCTAAGCAGTGCCACCAGCTACCGAGCTTCTGGATAGCCGCATAGAGTTGAGCATAATTCTTGCCTGGGCTGTTCAAATCATAGGAAATCAAGTACGACATACAAATCTCCTGAGTAAAAGGTTGTTGGATGCCTTTTTTTATCAGGATGCCCGGCCACAAGGCAACTTTGGCCGGGCTTTTCTTTTACCCCTGACCGGCAGCGACACTCCCTACCGTCGTTGCCGGGACTGGGGCCGCGATGTGCCTGTGCTGCACCAGGCTGTTTTTACGTCGTCGTGGCCGGGCCGTGGCCATCGGGGCCACGGCCTCAAGATTTCCGGCAGGCCTTCTGAGGTCCCCCTGCCGGGGGGCCGTCGGCACTGGGCCGGCGGCCCTTGTTGCTCCACAGGGCCCGCGAACTTCGCGGGCTCACCTGGAGCAGCAGACCAGACTTCCCCTGTCTTTCAATGCTGCGGGCCGCTTCCATCGGGGAGGCGGCCTTAATTTTTTCCACTGCTCCCGCTCCCCGTGGAGAGCAGGCGAAAGCCGCTGATAGCCTGCCCAAGCGCGACCGAAAGGCGGCCCACCGGGCCGTGCCCGTTACGACGAAGGAAGTTGAGGTTCTTACAAAATGTAAGAAGCTGCGGCTACGGGCATCGACAGCAGAGCGTAACGGGGCGGCGCTTTGTAGTTTGGCGTCGTCAGCCATGCCAAACAGCGGCAAACGCCCGGCGGTACCCCTTTCCCCGCCGGGCGTCATTTTTTCTCAAGGAGTATCCCCATGCGCCAAGATGATCGCCCGTTCTGGCAAGAAGTCAGGGAAGAACTTTCCCCACGTCGTAACCCCATCGGATGGGCCTGCGTCTTGGCCATCCTCGGCATGTTCTGCCTGGTCGGCTATTTCGACCACCCCGCCGAGCTGCATATGCGCCCGGCCACCATCGTCAGCAAGTAGGGGCAGCGGCCATGTGCTACAATAGCTGCCCCTGGTTCGAACCGTGGATAGAGCGCTGCCGCAAGCCCCGCAGCGAACGCTGCTGGGAAGAGATCCAGGATGAGGAGGAGCGCCTGCACGCGCTCGTGGAAGAAGACAATGTGGAGGACGACAATGGAGATGACAGCCATCCGGGCATCCAGCCTGCCTGAGTTGTTCGACTGCCCGGCCCGCTGGGAGGCAAAGCACCTTTGCGGACGGCGCCTGCCGCGCAGCGCTGCCGCCCAGCTGGGGACGGCGGTCCACGCCGGGGCCGCGGTCTTCGACGTCCAGCGCATCCTGGGCAGCCCCATCACGCCCGATGATGCCGCAGGCGAGGTGGTGGACGCCATCCACCATCCTAAGGAAGACGTGGACTGGGGCGAAGACAGCCCCCGGGAAGCGGAGCGCATCGCCCTGGCCCTGCACGGGCTGTACTGCCGCAACATCGCCCCGGGCCGGAGCTACGTCGCCGTGGAGGCCACATGCGAGCGGCTGGAGATCACCGACCTGGGCCTGGCCCTTACCGGCACCACGGACCGCATCACCACCAACGCGCTGGGCGACCTGGGCATTGCCGACATCAAGACCGGCAAGACGGCGGTCGCGGCGGACGGCACGGTCCGCACGGCAGGCCACGCCGCCCAGATCGGTGTGTACGAACTGCTGGCCAGCGCCGCCATCGGCCAGCCCATCACCGCCCCTGCCGAGATCATCGGCCTGCAGGTGGCCAAGACGGACAAGGGCCGCCGCGCCGCCGTGGGCATCATCACCGGCGCCCGCGAGCTGCTGGTGGGCACGGAAGAACAGCCCGGCCTGCTCCAGATGGCCGTCCGCATGATCCGCAGCGGCGACTTTTACGGCAATCCCAAATCCCAGACCTGTACCGCAAAATATTGCCCGGTGTTCCATGGATGCCGGTGGAGGAGATGACATGAGCCTGATCAACAGCACCCCGCGAGCCACGAGCCTCAATACCCTGCAGAACGGATCGGATCCTGCCAGAGGGAACGTGGTCTGCGGTTTCGATACCGTGGCCGGATTCGAGGCCATCCAGCGCATGGCCAACCTGTTTTCCGCGTCCAGCATCGTCCCGGAAAACTACCGCAGCAAGGGAGCGAACGACTATACCAGCAAGGGCAACTGCGTCATCGCGCTGGATATGGCCCTGCGCATGGGCGCCAATCCGCTCATGGTCATGCAAAACCTCTACGTCGTCCACGGGCGCCCGGCCTGGTCCGCGCAGTTCCTCATCGCTACGCTGAACAAGTCCGGAAAGTTCAGCGCCCTGCGCTACGCCTTCCAGGGCACGGAAGGCACGGACGAATGGGGCTGCCGGGCCGTCGCCACGGAGCTCTCCACCGGTGAGAAGCTCCAGGGCCCGCTCGTTACCATCGGCCTGGCCAAGAAAGAAGGCTGGTACAGCAAGTCCGGCAGCAAATGGCAGAGCATCCCGGAACTCATGCTGCAATACCGGGCCGCGGCCTGGTTCGTGCGCTCGTATGCCCCGGAGATCGCCATGGGCCTCAAGACCGCCGAGGAAGTGCAGGACACCATCGACCTCACCCCGCAGGCGGACGGCAGCTTCGGTCATGACGAAGCAGGCCCCGCCACCATGACCACGGCGGACATCGCCGCCCAGGCAGACGCCGCCGCTGGCCAGGCTTCGGAAAAGGAAGCCCAGCCCGCGCCCGCTGCTCCGCAGGAGCCGGCCAAGAGACAGCGCCTGAGCGGTGAGGAACTGGATGCCCTGCGGCAGGAAGCCCTCCATGCTTACGAGGCCAAGGGCTACGACCTCAAAAAGGCGGAATGGGATGCTGGCAGGGCCCTGTCTTTCTGGACCATGACCGACTGTAAGCGCCTGATCCGGGAAGCTGCCAGGCTCCAGCCCAAGGCGACCTCTGGGGCTCAGGACGCCGCAGCGCAGGAGCAGCCGGAAGTACAGCAGGCCAAGGAATCCCCTGCCCCTGACTCCACGCAGGCCGGAAGCGCCGACACAGCGCCTGAACCGGCGCAGGAGCAGGCCTTCATCCCTCCGTATCAGACGTTTACCTGCCCTCACAAAGGAGCCCAGATCACGGAAGACGACTGCTACGACTGCAAGCACCGCACAGGCTGCCCCCATTGGGAGGCCGCCCCGGCTGCTGATGCGTGATTCCCAGCCATCCATCCTCCCCCAAACGCCCCGCCGGGGGCCTCGTACCCGGCCATGAGGAGGACATATGCTGCCCACCTTCAATGTCATCACCTGCCGCCGGTGCGGAAGATCCTTCATGGCCCCATCGCCCAGGTACAGGTTCTGTCCTGGCTGCCAGAAGGAAAAACACAGGCGTACCGATGCCGCCCGACGGGCCGCGAGGCGTTGCCATGTCTGATCCCAACGACAAGTCCGCCTCCATTTTGCTCAAAAAACAGGGCAAAACGGAGGCTATTTTTCTATACGACTTTGCCCAATTTACGGGGCAAAATGAGGATGCCGGGCTGTACCGTGCCAAGATCAATGGCTGCTGGCACTGCCCGGACGGCAAATACACGGCTCTATCAGCGGATGCCGTGGCCGCCCTGGTACGCGACAGGCTCACCGGTGCCCCGCCTCCCGGGCCACGTCCGCAAGGGCTGGACAAGCCCGTCCGCGTCTTCGCCCACTGGGATGATGACGATGGCGGCGGCTGCGGGCAAGCATGGACAAAGACACCGCCCCACTTGGGTGCGGATGCCCGCTGGTGGATCTGGATAGATGGCCCGCGCCTGGTGCGCTGCGAAGACGTACGCGTGCTGACGCGGGAAGAGCTGCGGCAACTTACCAGCAAGTGAGCATCACCAACGAAAACAGGCCGTTGCCTTCGCGTCGTGCGGGGCAGCGGCCTGTTTGGCAAATAAACGTCGAGCGTTGTGTCAACTCAAAGCCCGTTTTTTGAGCAACAGAACGGATTGCTGCAAATCCAATAGCAACAAAAGAGGTAACTATGCCTGAAGACCAGAAGAAAACCTACATCGGCGTGAAGCGCATCGAAGCCTACCCCGAAGACCGTGACGGCAAGCCCGGCTATGCCGTCATCTACCCCGACGGCTACAAAAGCTGGAGCCCGAAGGATGTTTTTGAGGCTGCCTACTTCCCCATCGAGAAGGCCAACAGCCTGACCCAGAACGATATTGACCGTATGATCGACGCCAGCGAGGTCAACGTCCAGACCATCGGCGAGAAGACGACCATGCTGCGCGTCGTCCTGCCCACTGGCTTCGAGCTGGTGGAAGCCTCCGCCTGCGTCGATCCTGAGAACTACTCCGAGCAGGTCGGCGCCGAGATCTGCATGGAAAAAATCAAAGACCGCCTGTGGAACCTGATGGGCTTTACTCTCCAGTGGGCTCACAAGGGTCTGAAAGCCAAGGGGGAATAGCCCCATGAAGAAAGCCATGATCTCCATGCCGATGGCCGGGAGAACGTCGGAAGAAATCGTCGCAGCCCGCAACAAGGCAATCCACGTCCTTGAAGTTTTGCCCTATGCCTGACAGGTATGAGTGCCTGTATCATGTTGGGCATGAATGCAAATCAAGAGAAGTGGAAATGCGCGTGGGCTGCTGGAGAACGGCAGTTGAGTGCGCTGTTAAATACGAGGAGGAAAAAAACAATGTCGAATGATCCCAAGCTCAAGCCCTGCCCGCACTGCGGCAGCACTGACCTGCAAGTATGCTGGAACAGCGTCTACGAGGATCACTATGTGCGCTGCTACAACTGCCGGATGCAGGGGCCTGAGATCTACGGAAGAGAGGCCGCATCCGAAGCTTGGAACTCCCTCTCCCGCCGCCACGAGATCACGCCCAACGACGTTGATTGCGCAGGCTGCCCGGAGCGGCGCCACAGGAGCCACGCCCATGACTGACCGCCTCATCGGCAAGCGAGACATAGCGGCCATGCTGGGGACTTCCCCCGGTGTGGCCGCTTCCATTTTGGCAGGCAAGGGAATCCACCCTATCGACCTCGGCGCCGGACGCAGCCGTGGCCTGCGCTGGCTGGAATCAGCCGTGCAGCAGGCTGTGCGCGACATGTACAACGAAGCCCAGCCCAAACCGAAGACAACCCGTCGCCCACGTCCGAAGCCTGTCTGCGGTCTGGCAGGCATGAGCACGGACGACATCTACCGATTGACCACAGGCCAATGTGTCCAGTAGCCTACCTCCGGGCACATTTGGCGCGTGATGGAGGACATCATGGCCATACGTGAACGGAAGGGACGCGCCTCACCGTGGCAGTGCTACTGGAACAATCCCATCACCGGGAAGCGGGAGTGCGCGAATTTTCTGACGAAGCGAGAAGCTGAAAAGCACGATTCCCTGATCAAACACCGTATCAGGTTTGACAGGGAATCGTTCGAAAGGGAGAAAGGAGAAAGCAAAGAGCAGGAAGAAGCTCCCCAGGAACTCACACTGGAGGTATGCTACCTTGCCTACCTGAAGCAGAAGCAGTTTAGCCGGAAAGGTCTGCAATGGCAAATGGATGCCATGCGCTACCCGTTGGCCCAAATGGGCGCACTGCCGATCAGGGTAATAACGCGGCACCACCTTGAGCAAATCAAGGAAGATATGCTTGCAATGCCTGTAAAGCAGGCAAGTACGCGTGGACGCTTGTCGGTCCTGCGCACAGTATTGCGTTGGTGCGCCATGCAGAGGTTCATGGACCCACTGGAGTTTCCCAAGCTTCCTCCAGCACAGTATGAAAAATTCATCCCGCCGACGCCGGATGAATTGATTGCGATCATGGCCGTCGCAGCACCGCACATCGTGCGCCTGATAATTCTGGGGGCGCAATGTGGCGTCCGCGTCGGTCCCTCGGAGATGTTCCGTTTGACGTGGGATGACGTCGATCTCATACAGGGCATCTTGCGTGTCCACGGGGCAAAGAAAAATCCCAATTCCCCGTGGCGGGAAGTTCCGATACGGGAAAGCCTGCTGCCACTGTTCCGGCAATGGCGGCAGCAAGACGCAGCCTGCGGGATCGCTCACCTGATCCACTACAAAGGGAAACAGGTGCAAAAAATCAAGACGGCATGGCTTGCTGCCCTGCATAGAGCAGGCATCACCCGGCGCATCCGGCCGTATGACCTGCGCCATGCCTTCGCCACCGAACTGATAGCTGGAGGCGTGGACATCGGCACCGTGGCAAAACTCATGGGACACAGCTCACCGACGATGCTGCTGCACCACTACCAGTACGTCATGGACGAGCAAAAACGGGCCGCAGTTGAGGCATTGCCAAATCTTCAATATGTGCCCAAGGATATGTGCCCAAAAAAGAAGGCACTCACGTCGTAA